CCTATGAGCGAGAGCGACAGCAAGCGATTGGCGCGACTGAGGGAGCGGATAGCCGCATGCAGCGAGTATTGCGGCGATGCCCTGCCGCCGGCAGAACTGATCTGGCTACTCGACCTGGCCGAGCGTACTATCAAGGCCGAGGCGCTAGTGCGAGAGGCCCAACGGCTGGCGATTGATAGGCTAGGGGTCGATGAGCTTGTGCGTATTGAGTGCGACCGGATGAGGGCCAAGCTAGCCGAGTGCCAATTGGCGCCAAGGAGTTATGGCCATGAGGTTACGTCGTGAACAAGACGTCGATCGATTGGACAGACATGTCGTGGAATCCGGTCACCGGCTGCTCGCGCAAGTGTGACTACTGCTACGCCGCGCGCATCGCCAAGCGGTTCGGGCGCTCGTTTGAGCCGACCTATCATCCCGAGAGACTGACCGAGCCACTGCGCCGCAAGAAGCCTAGCAAGATATTCGCCTGCTCAATGGGTGACCTGTTCGACCCTGCGATCACGCACGAGCAGATCGAGCGCGCCTTTGGCGTAATGGCCATCACGCCCCACCACGTATACCAGGTGCTCACCAAGCGGCCCGAGAGGATGCTTGCCTGGGCTAAAGAGACGAGTCACGGCTTCTGCGTGGCTGAGGCGACGGACGTAGTCGGCGAGCTGTATGCGCACAAACGCACTCGCCAGCCCAGCGAAGAAACCAGGCGCAAGATCAGTGAGGGGCGGAAGGCCTTCCTAGCCCGCAGGGCGGCAGAGACGGCCGCTCTCGCGGAGCCGGTGCAGACGTGATGGATATCTGGCTGATTCACACACTCACTCTGCTGGCGGCAATGGTCGGCTATCTGGCCTGGCGCTCGTAGCATGGTTGCGGCGGTTGTGGAGGTGGCGATGGGGCGGAAACTGACGCGGCGAGAACTGCAGTTGCTCTGGCTCATCGCCCACGGCGCCCAGACCCACCAGATGGCCCGCCTGTTATGCATTTCCGAACACACCATCCGCAATCAGATCGCCGACCTGTTGGGCAAACTCAATGCCCAGACGAGGGCGGAGGCGCTGTTTGTGGCCTTGAAAGACGGTCTATTCGAGATCCGAGACTGATAAATAGTGCATATGTATCTGGACAGAACGCTTTGTAGGGCTGAAGGTTGAAAGTGGGCAGTAGTATGCCCTCGAGGGCCGGGCAACCCCGGGCGCGAGTGGTGGTGTTGTGTGGTGGCCGGCTGAGACCCCGGCCCTCGTTTTCCGTCTGGAGCGAGTGATGGTAAGAGCGCTCTTTGCCGAGGCTGAACCCCGGCGACTACAACTGCGTGAGCGGGTAATTGGATGGGTCGAGCGGTTCGGGCTTTGGCCCCAGTGGATACTCCAGCAAGAGCCTATGAAGCGACCTCGGAGCAAACGGAAGCCCGACGGGCGATTGAGGAAGCGATGCGCCCACTAGTCCGCAACGCGCTGACCGCCCGCGAGCGCCAGGTATTGGGGCTTGTAGCTTGCGGCTATACGAATGCCGTTATTGCTGATGCGCTCTGCATGAGTTGGTACACGGTGCGGAATCACCTTACACACATCTGTGAGAATTTGGACGTTCATAACCGCACCGGGGCAGTGGTCAAGGCGATGTCAACAGGGCAACTACTGCTTGATGAACGCGAGTGGCAGAGGTCGTTAGGGCAGGCAGAACAATGGTGAGGCAGACGGCGCGGGCACATTTGGCTTGGGCGGATTACCTTGCCCTAGGGTCAGGCAGGAGCCTTGAGCGGCTGGCACAGGTATACCTCTCCCGTACCGGATCCGTACCGACGCGGCAGCTGAGCCGACTCAAAGTCTGGTCAACCGTCCACGGCTGGCAGCAACGTCTCAAGGATATCGCCGACAAAGAGGCTACCGAGGTTGCCGAACAGCAAGTAGCCTACCGCCGCGAGATCATGGAGACCGGATTCGCCCGGGATCACGAACGCCTTAGGGCGCTCAAGGACCTGGCGGTCATCATGGAGAACGAACTGCGGCAGGACGACAAGCGCTGGTGCAAGGACGTCAAGCAGATCGGCTCCGGCGCTGGCGCCCAGCGGGTCGACGTCGAGCGCTTCAACGCCGCTGAGGTAGAGCAGTTTCGCGGGCTTCTCGACGATATTGCCAAGGAGAAGGGCGAACGCAAGCAGCAGACCGGATTGACGGTTGATGGAGGGTTTGAGCTGACTCATGGTGTCGATGATGGCGCCGCCCGCTACGTTGCCGATCTCATCGCTGCCGGCATCCTCGCCAGTGCTAAGGCGGTCGGCTGAGTTAGACCCACTGGTCTGGGCGGTGCAATACCGGGAGATTCGCGGCGAGCGCTTTGTCGTGCCGCCGCCGCTGGTCGATATCTACCGCGAGCAGGCCAAAGAAGTCGTAGTCGCCAAGGCGGCGCAGGTGGGTGCCAGCGAGTGGGCGGTCAATCTGGCGCTATGGGCGGCCGACAGCCGGGCCGGCGGGCGCGGCATCGCACTTTACGTCTTCCCCGCCATCGCCCAGCTGGGCGACTTCGTCCGTGCGCGCATCGACACGGCCGTAGAGGAATCGTCCTACCTGCTTGGTCGAGTGCGGCCGGTGCGCGGCCTGGAGCCGATGGGCCGCTCAACGGACAACGTGGGTCTGAAGCGGGTTGGCCGGGGGTTCATCTACTTTCGCGGTTCCAATGCCAAGGCGGGCCTGTTGACCGTCGACGCTGACATTGTGCTGTACGACGAGGTGGATAGGTTGACCGAGGGCACCCTGGCCCTGGGCGCCGAGCGACTAGGTAGTTCGCTTCTTGGTTGGCAACGCTACACCAGTACACCCGTCTATCCGGAGACTGGCATCGATGCCCTCTGGCTCAAGTCTGATCGCCGCCGCTGGCACGTCACCTGCCCCGCCTGCAACGCCGAGCAGGCGCCAACCTTCCCCGACAACCTGCGTGAGGATGGGCAGTTGGTCTGCGTCGCCTGCCATGGCCCCCTACCGCCGGCCTGGCAAGCAGGGCGCTGGCTGCCTGAGAACCCCGGCGCAGAGGTGCGGGGGTATCACGTCTCCAAGTTCCTCAGCCCCCGCGCTGACCTGGCGAAGCTGGCGAAAACCGGCTACCGCATCCTCGCCCGCGACGAGACGGACCCCAGCAAGGTCCAGGAGTTTTGGAACCAGGGCTGCGGCGTCCCCCACGCGCCCGAGGGCGGGCAACTGAGCCGGGCCGAGCTTTCTGCCTGCCTGGCTGACTACTCGCTAGGCGACTGGACGCCGACCGGCTGCACGATGGGCGTGGACGTGGGGGGAAAGTACCACTGCAGAATCAACGCGCCAGGGCCCGGCGGCAAGGCGCGTGCCGCTTTCATTGGTAGTGTGCCTGGCTGGTCTGACCTGGACGCACTCATGAGCCGCTTCGACGTGTCCTGCTGCGTGGTGGACGCTGAGCCTGAGCACCACGGGGCGCTACAGTTCCAACAGAGGTGGCCGGACCGGGTCTGGCTGTGCCACTACGGCGCGGGGTCCGCCTGGCAGCATCAGGACGTGGCGGTGTGGAATGAGGTGGAGGGGACCGTCTTCGCTCACCGCACCATGACCCTCGACGCGACCTTCGCCAGGATTCGCGAGCGGCGGATCGAGTTGCCGCGCGAGGCGCTGGACCTGCCAGAATATGCCGAGCAGATGATGGCGCCGGTGCGGATTGTGGAGAAGGACGGGCGGGGCAACCCGGTGGCGCGATACGTCGAGGGTGGCAGAGCCGACCACTTAGCGCACAGCGAAGGGTATGCATGGGTGGCCGAGAGCAAGCCGGGGCCAGCGATAGAAGAGACCGTGATCTACAACGACCCGGTAATGATCTCAGATTATGAAAGGCGGTGGTGATATGAGCAAGCGAGCACGGCATCAGGCACTTGTGGCGAGTCGGCCCAGCGGCGAAGTCGCTGGCGAAGTGGCGGCGCTGCGCGAACAGGTACGCCAGCAGTCGGCCAACCTCGATCTGCTCTCCGAGGCTGACGTTGCTACGGAGAGGATGCTGGCCTTAGAGGACGTTGGTTGGAACCGGCTCGGGGCCGAGGGCGGCATTGAACTCCCGCGCGGTGATCTGGCCAAGGTCATCAACCGCTCCCGTCTCATGTTTTTGCGCTCGCCGCTCATCAACCGCGCCGTCAACGTGCAGTCGAGCTACGTCTGGGGCCAGGGCATTAACGTCACGGCAACCGATCCCGACGTTAACGACCTCCTTCAGGCGTTCCTTGACGATCCCAAGAACCAAGCCGAGCTGACCTCGCACCAGGCGCGTGTGCTGAAGGAAGTCGACCTGCAGGTGCTCGGCAATATCTTCTTCTGCTTCTTCGTCGATCAGGCGACGGGTGCCGTGACGGTGCGCACGATCCCGGTTGGCGAGTTGCAGGACATTATCACTAACCCCGAGGATGCCCGCGACCCGTGGTACTACAAGCGCACCTGGACACAGCGCGACCTCGCGGGTGGCTACCAACCGCGTACGGCCTATTACCCCGACTGGCGGCTCACACCTGATGAGGCGCGTAGCCGGGCGATCTTCCGCGACGGCGAGATCGTTGACACGCCGGTCTACCACGTCAAGATCGGCGGGCTGTCAGACATGCGCTTCGGCCTGCCTGAGACCTACCAGGCGCTTGACTGGGCGCGGGCCTACAAGGAGTTCTTGGAGGACCGGGCAACGATCGCGCGCGCCCTCTCGCGCTTCGCCTGGCGTATGACCTCGCCGGGCGGTGCCTCGAAAGTGGCGGCGGCGAAGGCGAAGCTGGGCTCTACTCTCGGCAGCACCTCGACAGAGACCAACCCGCCGGCGCTTGTGGGTTCGGCCTTCATCGGCTCACCCGGCGTGACCATGGACCCGATTAGGTTGGCAGGCGCGACGATCCACCCCGACGAGGGGCGGCGCTTCCTGTTGATGGTCTGCGCGGCCATGGGCCTGCCTGAGACCTTCTTCGGCGATGCCAGCGTCGGCAGCCTGGCGACTGCCAAGTCGCTTGATCGGCCAACTGAGCTAAAATTCAGCGATCGCAGGTCGCTCTGGTCCAACATCTACCAGAGTATTCTCCAGTTCGTGATCGACCAGGCCCTCAGAGCGCCGGCCAGTGGACTGTCGGCCAACGTGGACCGTCATGTCGACGTTGGCTTCCCGGACCTGTTGGAGCACGACGCGCTGGTACGAATCCAGGCCATCATTAGCGCGGCCACGCTAGAGGGTAAGGCGAAGGCGGGCACCGTGGACGACCGGACGCTCGTGCGGCTGCTGCTGACGGCGCTGGGCGTGGACCAGGTCGACGAGCTGGTAGACCAGATTGCACCAGAGGGTGTCGAGCAGCCACAGCCGACGGCGGAGGCAGCCATGACTGAGGCGATTCGGGAGTTGCGGGCGGCGCTGGCAAACGGCGGGCAGACAGAATGAGAGCAACCGCCCTGCTCCCCATCCTGGCCCGCTTCCTGGAGGCAGCCCGCCGCGTGAGCAAGACGCGCGCGCTGACGCCAATCGAGCGCCGCCTGGAGCTGGCGATGCGCAAGGTCTTCCGGGCGCAGGGGGCCGCGTTGACCAGGCGGCTGGCTAGGCTGCGGGGCCGCTTCCCCATCCAGGAGGCAATCAGCCCGGCGGACTGGCTGCCGCTTTTCGATGCTGCTGCCCTGGAGACGCTGCGCCTATTCGTGGACCCGATTGATCTTGCCGTCGGCGCTGCCCTGAAGGCGGGGGCGCTGGCCGCCATCGCCGATACCCGAGCCGGCATGTCGTTCACGCTCGCCAACCCGCGCGCCGTGACCTACCTCAAACAGTACGGCGCGAAGCTGGTCAAGGGCGTCGATGACACCACGCGCGATTACCTGCGGACCATCATCACTCAGGGCGTCGACGAGGGTTGGAGCTACGGCAAGATGGCGAAGGCTATCACCGATCGCTACGAGGAGTTCGCCGTCGGCCGGCCGCAGCAGCACATCGACAGCCGAGCGCACCTAATTGCGATCACAGAATCGGCCAACGGTTACGAGCAGGGCAATCGGCTGGTTGTGCAAGACCTTCGAGATGGCGGTCTGGAGATGGTAAAAAGCTGGCTGACGGTCGGCGATGACCTCGTGTCTGATGGCTGCCAGGAGAACCAGGCTGAGGGATGGATCCCGCTGGACCAGGCGCATTCATCCGGCGACCAGTGTCCGCCGAGGTTCCCTGGTTGCAGGTGCAGTGAGTTGTATCAGCGGAAAGGAGCGGGCAGGTGAGTGACGTGTTTCGTGAGGTACGTGAGCCACACACGGGCCGGCTGTTATTTCGCTACGATGCCACTAGACAACTGGTCGAGGTCCAACTCCGCCGGGTGAAGACGCTCATTGACCTGGCGGAGTATCGGCACGCCGAACAGGAGCCACTTGACAGCGTGTGTGAATATGGTAGAATGATCGAGGACGAGTAAAACATCCTTCCCAACGTGACCTAGAGCGCCCGCGAGCGCCTTGACCCAGACCGCGAAAGCGGCAGTGGTTGAGGCGCTTTTTGTGTTTCTGGAGGTGGCGAATGTGAATCTGCTGGAAGTGGGCAAGACGATCTCGGCGGCTAGCCGCGAGAAGATCAGCGCGGCAATCAGCGCGTTGCAAGCCCTCCTGACTACTGACGGTGACATGGCCACTGAGGCTGAGTCGGCAACAGCGGCCACGCAGGAGGCAGCCGCGCCGACCAAGTCCGAGGGGGATGCGGGCAACTTTCCCGCCAGTGACTTTCATGGTGCCTGTCGGCATTGCGGCTATGGGGTCAAGGGGCAGCTGAAGGAATCGGCGGCGTGCCCGTTCTGTTGGAATGCCGCCTGAGGAGGTCTTCGATTTGAGCCTTACAGCCAAGCAGGTCTTCGCGAATAGCCAACTCTCGCAGGTGCAGCGTTTCAATGCCGGCTGCATCAAAATCCTGTGCCTTGCGTTGTTGCGCTCGCTGACTGTGTGGAAGCGAGTGCCAGTAGTCGCCATCACACTCAATGGCGACATTGCAACCCGGCAGGTAGATGTCTGCTCTGCGAATCCCCAGCGTCCATTCTGGAATGAAGTGAATGCTCATTCCGGTAAGCAGGGCCTGGATAATTCGCTCGGGAACAGTGACTCCCCAGCGGGCATTGTGATTGAACTTCCAAGCGCATATCTGAGAGCAGAACCGGCGTCCACGCTTGGCTTCCGCGACAGATACCTCGAACGGTCTGCCACAGGAATGACATTCAACCTCAGTCAACTCGGCGGGTTGCGGAACAGGCCCTCCCATCTTGTTCACAGAGCGGTATCTACCATAGCAAGATCGGGAGCAGAACTGTCGGCCACTCACCTCGTGGGGGAGTTTGGCCATTGGTTTTCCGCACTGTGCACAGGCAGTGGTAACGCGGATTGTCGCATACACATGACTACTCGGTCCTGCGTGTCTACCCCGCTGCGCCTCTTGCTGGCTGCGGCGGGGCACTTCGAGCTTCCGGAGCCGTTGGAGGATTGTAGAGTGATTGGTGTCCAACTCCTCTGCAATCTGTCTACAACTAAGGCCACGGTCATACAAATCCTTGATAGCTTCCAAGTCAAGGGGGATGGGGTGTCCAGTGGGCATTACTCGCCCTCCTTTGGGAACAGTATAGCATATGGAAGGTGGGTTGGCAATGGCTGATAAGGTAACGAAGCGGGAAAACGGGTTAGACTTTCCAGCGGAATCGTTCGCCTATGTGCCCAACGCCTTCAAGACTGGCTCCTGGAAGCTGCGCCTGACTGCCACGCCTGGTGGTGAGCCTGACAGCGGCATTGTTGGCGCGGCTTGCGCGGCGCTCGGGGCCGGTTTCCGGGGCCAGAAGGTGGACATCCCAGCCGCTGACCTGCCTGCCGTCGTGGCGAAGGTCCGTGCTGCCTGGCGGAAGGCGAACCCTGACAAGAAAGCGAGCGACATGCCGGCTGGCATCGCGGAGGCAGCGGCCGAGGCTACCGATGTCGAGATCGTCGGTGAGATCGTGCCGTTGGTCGAGGCGATTGAACTCATTGAGTTTGTACCGCTGATGGAGAGTTAATCTGGTGTCGTTGACTAACACGATGGCAAAGCTGAATGAACGTTTGTACGCTCATCTGGAGCTTTGCGCGATTGCAGTCCTCGCAGCAAGGAACGCAGTTGCCGACGGTATAGCCTTGCGTGTTGTCCGCGCGGTCAACACCATTGCAGATGTAAGTGTAGACGCGTTGAAATCGCGGTTCCATCTTGCGAACCTTGTCCGGTGGATGTCCGCAATAGTGGCAGTCCTGGAGAATGATCGCGCGGAACTCCTCCATAGTCAGGGCGAAGACAATTCGTCTACTTTGTGCGCTTTCGCGGTACTTCCGATACACCTCGCGAAAGACGCATTCATCGGGGGGAAGTGTCTTGCTTGCATACCGCTGGCAACCGCAACTCGCCTTGTGCCCGCTATTGAGTTCACCCGCGCTGGCCGTTGTGAGATCTCCGCAAGTACACTGACACTCCCAAAGGTTACATCCATATTTGGTGTGCCCCACTCGGCGGATAACGGTCAAGCTACCGAATACCTGTTCCGTCAGATTCGTCCTGCGCGGCTTTCTTGTGCCGTTGCGGACGCCAGCATGATACTGAGTGTCGTGCTCTCGCTGGCACGGTCTGCAATAGGAATACAGTGTTCCATGCTCTTTGGATACTACGCGAAAATCCGTGTCAGGTTTCTCTTGGCCGCACCTACTGCATCGTTTCATTTCTGCCGCTCCCTGTACTCGTCAACAATGCGGCGGACCAATTCGGCCACGGAGATACCGAGCCGCGCCGCCTCCTGCTTGAGAAAGTCTCTCTGGGGAACAGTGAATGAGATCATCTGTTTCTGCTTATTCATACCCAAAGTATACCACACGGGACTAGTAGAGTCAAGGAGGCTAGTATGGGCGTAGTTCGTAAGGACGGTACGGCCAAGGTTCGCGTGATAGCTCCAGGGTGGGGATCGTCTGGTTGGTATAGTCCCAAGGTATTGCAGGACTCGGCCGCGGTCTTCTCAGACGTGCCTGTCTTTTGGGACCATCCCAAAGTCAGCGAAGAGTCTGACCGACCGGAGCGATCTCTGCGGGATTTGGCGGGCAAGGTCGTTGGTACTCCCGTCTATGAGGCTAATGGTCAGGTGGGACCGGGACTGTACGCTGCTATTCAGGTATTTAAGCCTTACCAGGAAGCCCTGGAGGAATTAGCTCCACACATCGGCATGTCGATCCGTGCCAGCGGTCAGGCGCGGCAAGGCGAGGCAGAAGGCCGCAAGGGACCATTGATCGAGAAGATCGTAGCCGCCCGCTCGGTCGATGTGGTGACGACGCCAGGCGCGGGCGGCCAGGTCTTGCAGCTTTTCGAGGCGGCACGACCACAGCTAGTAAAACCAGAGGAGGTGTCACAAGTGACTGAACAAGAGGCGCAAGCACTGCGCGAGGCGAACGCCGCAAAGGACACGGCTATTGCCGCCCAGGCTGCGGAGCTGGCGCGGCTTCAGGAGGCGCTGTTACTCCGCGACGCCCGGGACTATGCCGGCGAGGTCCTGGCGGCGATTGCGATGCCGGACCTAACACGCGCCCGGCTCATTGAAGCACTGGCGAGCAAGCCAGTACTCACCGAGGGGGCGCTTGACCGTGTTGCCTACAAGACGCTGATTGAGGCAGCGGCCAGGACGGAGCTAGAGTACCTCGGCAAGGTCGGCGGCTCTGGCGCCGTCAAGGGGCTGGGCGGAAACGCGCCGGCCGCGGGCGCGGGG